GCTCCTTTCACATGGTCGAAGGATCGACCATACCAGGGGGTAATTCTGCCCCCAAATAACAGCGGCTACAAGAAGCAGAGCTTAATCTTGGAACCCGCTGTAGTGTGTAACCAGGATCTCAATGATCCTGTACCTCGGGCTTAGCGATAGCCCTCCTCCTTCTACTGGGAATAGTGTTTGTTCCCAGCCTGATGGAATGGTCTGCGCAAGCTTATAGGTTAGGTAGCCCAGATCGAGTCCGGCCTTCATCCCCTTACGTACGAATTTCTTCGTACGACGTGAGACTAGGCCGTGCTCGGCTGGGACTACCTGCTCCGCAAGCTCTTGCAAAACGCTGACGCGCCAACCCTCCCAACCAGCATACGGCATCCGCCCCTTACGGGTACGGAACTCCGCTGCTAATTTGGAAGGCTGGCATTCATCAAACGTGCCAATAAAAGCACCATCTCCTATACCATCAGGTATGCGAGGTCTCTGCCAAGATGCTGGAGCATACGCCCGAATAGATCTCACGATCTCGTCGAGCTGCTCCAATTGCAATGGAAGCATCATCTTAGCTACGCGGTTTCTCCATCGGTATAACCGATTATGAAACTTAAATAGTTCGGACAAATTATCCACAGGCTTCTTGACAAAGAAAGGTGTCACGTCAATTCCGTTAAAGTAGTGTTTACCACAACTCTCACGGAACGGTCCATCAATATGAGTTTTACTCACATTGGTTGTAAAACCGCAGTAGGACAGAACGTCCGTAAGCGGTTGGACCACGTTGGTATCTACGATGAGGTCGTCACCATAAACGCCAATCAGAGACATGTCCCCATCATGGAGAAAAGTCACTGCCCAGGTTAGAGCCCAAAATATCAGGGATTCTAACTCGAACGTGTAACCGTTGCCCATGCTGCTAAACTTCCGGTAAACAACTTTATCACCGGAAGGAAGAACTCCGACGGGACTACGGCACTGCTCAAGTGCAAGTAGCCAATCAGGGGGTAGGAGAAGGCGCACGATCTCGTAAGAGATAGTGTCGCTCGCCATAGATAAGTCAATCGTCGCCCTGTCACCAGAAATCGAGCCCTCTCGGGCGTGATTTTGGTTCAGGGTCTGATCGTCAAGATCTATACCTACCTTCCGGAGCCGCCGCCTTATCGCGGTACCGAGCCCCTTTTGAACATACATATTCAAACTAGGCTCGATAGCGATAGTGCGGTCAGTCTTCCAGTTCTTGGGTACACACTGAATCTCGTTACCATCGAATATCTGAAAATATTTATGATGTTCGATGGCCCGAGACCACACGCTATCTAAAGGAAAGATAGACTGGGCCGCGGTTTGGAGATTCGAAACCGTCGTCTCGGGTTTACCCGAGTATTTATAGGGCGCGCTACCTTGGCGCCGGGCCAGCAACAAACTGGCTCCCGACGTAAAGTTTCGATACCCCTCACACTCGTGTTCTGAATACGCGCCTAGTAACCACTCTATTTTTCGTGCGGCCGTCTCAATGACGGACCACACGCTGATGCCTGTTGTTTGAGACAGGCGCAGAGGGTGGGCTAGGCGCGCATTAGCATGCGAGCATGAGACCTCAGCTGCGAAGAATCGCTTCCATGTTTCCGCTTCCTTATCCGCGGACGGTTTCCCGTCATCGAATTTGGAGAGGATGTTCTGGCCAAGGTACTCACAGGCGAACCGGAGAGGCTCTGTCAACTCAGACTGTTGAATTTCGTCTGGGTCTAAAGGAGCTACTCCGATGCGTCCTCTAAGTACGCTGGGCAGTCCGAACAATATTCCGGCCCTTTCGAGTCGGGAAATTGTATCGGGTAGGACTGAGGGATTGATTTCGACGTTGGCGTTGCGTTTACGCTTCGCGGAATGGGGCATGGTAATGCTCCTGTTTCAGTTGTAACTGAGTGACTACAAGAGACCAATGTGACAGACACCGCTGCAAGAGCGATGGCCACATCTCTGAGCTTGATCTCCACAAATCGATCCTATCTTAGTAGATAGGTTCGAGCTTGTCCGCGACCGACACAATAGTGGCGTGCGCGAGCAAGTTGGACATCAGCTTCAGCAGGTTCTTGCGTTCCTGAGCGGTCGAGTCCTGACCAAAGTTCAGACGGATGTCTGCACTGCAGTTGCGGACCACGACTTGCGCACCGTCTACCGTCGCCTCAACCGGGTCATTAAACCCAATCAGGATGCGGTAAGCTGTCTGGTTACCCGCCGGCTGCTTCACTTCGACACTCAGGGTTTCGAAACCCCGAGGCGTAGTGGCAGACCGGTTGGCCAGGCGCGCGGTCGATCCGTCGGTCGTAACCGGATCGAGGGAATGGGCGACAGGAGTCGCCTCAGCGTCATTGATGACGATGGATGCCATTTGCGGCATTATACAATCCTTTAGGGATAGTGGGAAAAGGCCTCACCTTACAGGTGGGCGACCGTTTTTCATTGCAGAAGCTAGTAGCGATAAAGCATTCGCTACGTGCAACATGCTCAACGGGTCTTTAAACCGCGGAGCTGCTGCGATGGGCCACGACGAAAAGACTTCACGGTCTAGGGTGAACCGGCGATAATAAGCCGATTTACCTGTCGACGTTGGCCGCGTCCTGTAATAGGGCGAGGTCAATGGATCGTGAGTCTCACGAGGGGATCCAATCACGACGAGCTCTTTACGGAGGGAATAACTTCCTCCTTTCAGAGTCATATAGCTCGTTGCATCGAGCGAGGAGAGCCAGTCACCGACTTGCACTCCCCAATCGAGAACAAACGAGAAAGGTAGCAATTCCCATGCCAAAAGCAGAGGATTTGCAATACCCGTGTTGGACTGGAGATGTTGAAAGAAGGGCGCAGACGGTTCAAAATCGAACCGCATGAACCCACCAGTCTCCTTGTGGCCTTTAAAGTCCATACCGAAAGACATACCACCTTCATAGGCCGTAAAGGCCTCGAAGTAGTCGTCTTCGAAATGGGCTCCCTTTTTCACGCTCTGTATCCAACGAGCGGGATCCACTAGTTCCTGGAGAGCATCCACGCTCCCCATCACGTCCTGAATCAGGGGCTTCCAACCGTACTGGTACTCAAGCCATGTTTCCGGGGCCTGACGCCAGTCACGCTTCAACCATCTCCAAGCTTCCTTCCATCGTCTCCGACGAAGGGCCTGAAGTGATTTGGCGATTCGGTTGAGTGTATCAGCGAGGAGATCTGCAGTCATCTGCCTTTCAGCATATGCCTGCGCGAGATTTACACTCTGATCTTTTACCTGCAGTCTCAGCTCAGTTATGAGCCGATTCCGCATGTTCGCTTCCCTTAGAGTATCGCCAAACCATCCAGCCGAGTCAGCCAACAGGGTATGTTCGCCAAAGCCTCTCATCGAGGCCGGCATCGTAACCAGTGACTGGATCGAAGGATGGACAGGTAGCTCCCATTCAACCGGGGGCTGCTTGTAGGCTTTACTTTCAAGGTGATACTCAGTTGGAGCCACGAAAGCGCCACCAGGGTTTCCACCCTGGGGCTTTTTGCGCTTTTCTCCACTACGGAGTAGACGGATGTGACCACCATTATACGTTGACGACTGAGTACCTCCGCCCTTAAACTTTACAGTATGAGGGTAGGGAATGTCTTCAGCTATATCTTGGTATTGGGTAGCCATCATTGTCTCGTGCTGAGCATCAAGTCTCTGCTAGTCAAGGACCAGCAGTCCTACTCGGGAGTAACCCGAGGTTACAACAACTCCTATTTATCGGAGCCTAAGGCTGTTGTTAAGCCTAATGAAGTCCCTCCCTGCTGGGGAGGG